GCCAGGCGCCGGCGGCGTAGAACAACTTCGCGGCCAGTGCCTCATCAAGTGAGACCTCCGCAGGAACGGCGATCCAGCCCGACGCAACCATGTGGTTTGGATTGCAGCTGTTTCGCAGCTCCAGGTAGTAATGCTCGATGGCATCCGTCAGGCGCTCGACCTTGTAGATGCCTTCCGGCGATATCTCCACCGACTTGACGTACTCGACACCGCGCTCGTCTCGACACATGGCGCTGAGGTAGATCGTCCAGTGGTAGGCGAAGTCGAACAGAGCGTTGGCGATCGCCAGGCTCCGGATCTGTCGGCAGCTTTTCCAGTTCGCCATGATCTGCGTGCCGCTCGGGTCGATGTTCACGACAGCGACGTGATTCGTTCGGAGCAGCGCCCGGCAGCTGCGTTCTGCCCGGGCGAAGCCGTTATTCGGTTTCCGTTTGCTCATAGCGCCTCCGCGAGTTTCCGCAGTGTCTTGCGCTCAGCAGCAGTGATGGCGGGGCGGCGGCGCTTGAGAACGGTGTCGGGATCGATTTTGTTGGAGCGCTCCGCCGGTGGCGGATTGATTTGAGCGGGCTCTGCTCTGGAGAAGCGTCCGCCCGCGGCCAGATGCTGTTCGACCTGGCTGGAAAGCTCCTGCGCTTTATCGCGCCGGAACTCGATGTCGTATTTCAGGTTGCTGATCATGGTGGCCACCTCATTAGTTATCAGGCGCTTAAACGATAGGCTTGCGCGCGAGCTCGATCCGCGACCTCATCAACCATGCGATTCAGTTCCAGGTTGAACTGGACGAGCTCCCTGTGCAGGTTGGCGATGTAATCTTCGTCGCGGTAAATCGTCTCGATGTAGAGCTGACACTCTTCATCCTGACGCGAATCAAACGACAGAAAATCCCACCACTTCCGCCCCGTGACGAACATGCAGCCCTGTACCTGAGGCATATGTTCCACTGGCATGCCTTCGAGCCAAGTCCTGACGTGTATCGCCTCGTTGAAAGGGCACTTAGACTCGGTGCCCCCGTCATCGTTGATCAGGCCGTCTGGCGAGCAACCGAGCCAGTCGTATTTCGGATGAACGATGAACTCTGACGGCATGACGATGTTGCCGGTCAGCATCTCGTAGGCGTCCTGAGCCTTCTGCTCTTCGGTGTGACCCCACTTCAGGGAGGCGCTGCTGACGTTGTGCTTGGACTTCTTCGCCAGTCGCTCGAAGCACAGCTCGCGCATGTATGAGGTGCGAGCCCCCATCGGCTCGCGCTTCCCATTTTTGTCTGGCTTCCCCCAGGCCACCACATCTTTGAATCGGCTGGCTGTCACTCGGCCTGATCGGTCGGCATGCCACTTCTCTGTGCCCTGAAGTTCCGCCCTCACTACGCTGCCTCCTCGGCCTGCGCCAGGTCGTCGTGGTTGCCGGTTATGTCGGTGAAGTCGCCATCAACAGTTGCCGCCATGGCCTTGAGCGCTTCATGGCACTCCAAGCCGATTGCTGCGCGCTGCTTCGGCTTGAGACCTGCCCAAGCTGCTGCATAGGCTTCGATGTCCTGCTGCTTCGCGACGGCCAAAAGGTCTGCGAATACTCCGTCGATTTCCGGCGACGGGGATTTCGGGCCGAACGACACGCTGGAGGCGGCGGCAGTGTTCGCAGCCTGCTTCACAGGGGTGATATCGATTTCGCCGCCGTACGAGTCTTCGAACTCGTCGGGCGTATAGACGCCGAGGATGACGTCAGGGCAGAAGAGTCGTGCCCATTTTTTGGTCACCAGGTAGGCAATCTGCTGCTTGGGGTCTTCCGCCCAAAGCGTAGAGTTTCGCGTGCGGACTTGGGTGAGCAGAAGTTCCAGAACGCGGGGCTCGTCTTCGCCCTTGAAGGTCGCCCAGACCTTGATCCCGAGACCTTTTTCGTCGTCAAAGCTCCAGGCCGGAACACGGTATTTCTTGAACTCGCCAGTGTCCTCGTCCTTCTTGGTCTTGCTGGTGACTTCTCGCATCTTCCCGATGACATTTTCCCAGCTACCGAACCACTCGAAGTTCAAGCGACCCTTGACTGGTGCCTTGGCGGTGATCACTGCGTTGACGAGCTGAGCCTCATAGCTCAATGCGCCGCCGTTGACGATGAACGTCTTCTGCGCAACTGCGAATGGGTTCATCTGCCATTGCATTGCTTGCAGCACTACCGCCATGCAGTCGGCTTGATTGCCCTTCAGATGCTTGGGGACTGTTGTCACGCCCTTCGACATCATCAGCGCGAGGTCGCTCATCGACTTCATGGTGCCTGGATCGAGGATGAGCGCTGCCGCGTTGTGCGACGGATCGTGGTAGGTGGCGATATTGGTTGGTGCTTGAATGTCTGAATCGGTCATTGCGCTCTCCGTGGCCGATGTGGAGTCGGTCGGCCTTCAGATGGAAAGGGGAGTTAGAAGCGGATGGCGCGAAGCCAGGCGCGAGCAGTGTCGAGGTCCACGTCGAAGCCCAGGGCTACAACTTCGACAATGTCTTCAACCGGTGGAGCATCGACCGTCACGTCGTCGGACTCAGCCCCGGCTACATGCGCGCTGATAGGGGCGACTTCGACTTTCTCTGTGACCGCCGGCGCAGCTACAGAAATCGCTGTAACGGGTGCGGCCGCCTGGGCGCGCAGACGGGCCAGCTCTTCCTGGTCACGCTGATACTGTGCGTCGCGTTCGAGATGCTGGCGTTGTTGTTCTTCCTGCTGCTCACGCTGTTGGCGTTGCTGTGCTTCCATGTCGCGGCGCTGCTGGTCCAGATCGTCCTGCTGCTTCTTCAAACGCAGGCGGTCTTCCTCGGCGCGCTGCTTGCGCAACTCCTCAGCTTCAGCGTCGGCAATGCGTTGCTTCTCGCGAAGTTCGTCGAGCTCTTTCTGCTGGGCCAGAAGCTTGGCCGCAGCCTCTTCTCGCTCAATGGCAGACTTGTGCAGCGTTTCCAACTGCTCAATAGCGTTGTCGCGAGCGATGGTGCCTTCAGCTTCGAACTCGGCATATTCGTCGGGCAGGATCACCGACTCCTTGACGCTTTGCAGAACGCTTGCGACATCAGCAGCGCTGCGGCTTGCGTATGCAGCAGCGAAAGAACTGAAGCGGTTGATCTTCGTCCGAATGGCTTCAACACGCTCAGCCTCGACACGCTCGCGCTCGGCCTTGGCGTCAGCTACGCGCTTTTCTTCGGCCTTAATTGCTTCGTCGACAGGCGTTTCAATCGCTAAGACTCGATCCTTCAGCGCCTCGCCGAATTCTTTAACCTGGTTGACGCGAGCTTGGGCATCCTTGACCTTCTGCTGATAAGGCACGAGCGCAGTCTTGGTGGTGTTCGCCAGGGCATAGCGCACATCGCGGATGTCGACGCGAACTTCCTTCGCATTCGCCAAACCTTCGCTGGTCGAGCAATCAACGACCAGCTTTGCGTAAGTGGTCTCCAGACGAACAATCTGTTCTTCATGTGGCCGATATTCGGCGATGTCGGTGACGGCTACCGCAGGGGCAACAGATTTTTGTACGCCGTCGGTTTCGCTGATTCCGAGGGATTCTTGAACGGCTTCTTTAGTATTTGCGGACATGACAGTTCCTTGCCGCGCGGTGCGCAGCGGTTGAAGTGATGGGTTATTGAGTGACGAGATCAGCCAGAGCGCTGAGCAACATCAGGAAGCAGAAGACGGAGAGGGCGATAGCTGATCCACGCCAGAGCCAAATGCATTTGGCGCGCTGGTAAGAGGTCATGACGGCTCATCCTCAAGATAGAAGGTGTCACAGTCATGGATTACCTGGGCGTCGTCACGTACATAGGACCAATCGTCGAAGTGGCAGCGCTGCTGCTGTCCGCACACGTCGATTCGCATCAAGCCGGTTTGCACGTCGATTTCGACTGCCGGCCACCACCAGTCCTTCCCGTTTTCGCTGACCCACAAAGGCTGTGGTAGCGAGTTGATGAACTCCATATTCAGGAGGTCGCTCATCTCACCACCGCCACAGGAAGGCTGAACTGTTGCTGCTGAATCTCGCGCATCTCGGCGTAGATGCCCCACCAGAACACGGTGATGACGACGCAAATCCAGTAGACGAGCTTCATGGCCGAACCCTTACGGCGATGCGGCGGCCCTTCATGGTCGGAGCCAGGCGCTGCGGCAGGTCGACGACGAGCTCTTCTCGCTTGCGACCGATCACTTCATTGAAGGGCAGGCCGAAGCCGAGCAGGGCGATCTTGCGTTCGATGTCGTCGAGCTGATCGTCGATCAACGTTTTAACCGGTGCAGTGCTCATGATGTTCTCCCTTGCCGCCTATCAAAGGTGCGGCGCAAACGCTCGGTGTAATGGGCGTCTTCCTCGGCGCTAATGATGCTCAGCGTCCGGAAGATCAGGATTGCGGTGTGGGCTGATGCCTTTACTGCGATGGCGCTGCACTGAGGGTCGATCATGCTTCGGATGTAGCCATCAAGCATTCCGGTAGCAAGGTCGTGCTGGCTGCTCATGCTGACGTCTCCTTCAGGCCCCAAAATTCACCAATGGCGTCGACCGCTGCAGCTACACGCTTTGCGCTCGCCTTGCGCTCAGCAATCAATCGAGCATCGCGATCAGCCAGCGCCTGGGTGCGTTTGATCTCTGTCGCCTCGTAGTCGTGGAACTGCTCAGGCTGCGATTTCTTCTCGCGCCCCCAAGCGTCGTAGCGCCTATCCCAATCCCGGGCCTGCGCACTGTCTGCATAGCTGGTTGCCATGGTCGCCTCCAGAGTGGCGAGTCAGTCGTAATAGTCCTGGTCGGCGAGGTACTCGGAATGCTCATTCACAAGCCATTCCTCCATCGAGGCGATCTCGGACTCAGTCAGGTGGCTGGTGTCGTCTTTCGATTCCCACTCGATTTCGCAGTGCCCCTGGTACTCATCGGGATCTGCGGCTTGTGAACTGAAATTGCCTTTGGAGGCTGAGAAAGAGATCACCGACAAGTTGATGGCAATGTCTTCGCCGCCCTTGACCATCCAATATTCGTAAGTGCGGGCCATGGCGACCTCCCGTGTTTGGGGTTAGGCGGAGCGGGCGGCGAGCATGGCGTCGGCAACCTTGTAAGCGCCTTGAGCTGTGTTGATTTCGCAGCCTTCAAGACCGAACAGGCATGGAGCGCCAGCAGTAGAAATCAATGCCTGCATTGCCTTGGCCGCGAAGTAGTCGCGAACCGTTAACCCGAAACAGGTGCCATGACCGCCGTATTCGTTTGCTCCCACGGGGAATGCAGGCTCTTTACCGGCATCCACGGCGTGACACTCGAAGCAAACGCCGCCGGATTGCTCCGACTCTTCAATCAGGCTGTTGCACTTCAAACACGACCCGAAGCGCTCGGGGTCTGGTGGCTGAAAATTCATGACTGTCTCCATTCGTTGATTGATCCAACAAAACTCGGCTGCACTCATCCATTCCGCTGGTTGCCGTTAGGCGCGGAGGGGAGTGCATGCGGGTGGTGTCGGAAAGGGTGCCCAGGCTCGCTACTGGCGACGGCCTGGGTTTGCAGCATCAGCAATGTCCGTCGTCTTTAGGTTGGGCCTACTGTTTCCAGTTGATGCGCGGTGACATCCTCGGCCCCACTGTCCGCTGCCTGTATGAGTGTTGGGCGAAGCCTTCAGGCTTGCTGCGCCACGCGGGAGAAGCGGTGGTCTACTTCATGGCCGTGACTCCTATCGCTCGCTCACTGGGCAGGCAGTGGCCACCTATTGAATGGTCAATGCAGGGGGGGCGCGTTGCGCGGTGCAGATCCGCATCCATCTGCCCACTCACTGAATGGACAGTTGTGATGGTTCACCCTTCGCAAGACCACTGATGGTGGTTTGCATGTTCCTCGCTGCAGAACGGCAGGCTTTGTTGGCGCACGTATTTTTTCTTGCGCACCGGGTCGTACGCCTGATCGATGATGGTTTTGTAAACCACCGGATCGGCAGGCTTTCCGCAGCGGGTGCATTTCGTTGGTGTTGCTGGTTCATTCATGGCTGCTGCTCCGGTTGTTTTCCCAATGCACCCGGTCGCCCAGGTGCATCAGTGAAAAATTCCGTTTCTCCACCACGCGCATCGCCGGATTCATATCTCTAACCTGCGTCACACATTTCGTGTCCGGTGTTCTTCGCAGATCGGCTTGCGTGGTTTCGCGTACTCACATCTGGTGAGCACGGCCAGTTCCAGAGCTGGCATGGCATCGGCTATTTGTTGCTCGCACTTACCGGCTGAAACCCGGGGTAGTCGATGGCGAGGATCCTGAGCTGTTAAAGAGCGGCGGGGGTAAGGCCCTTCGCTGCCGGTCCCGATGTGGGGACTGGGTTGCGATGGAGTGAAGATAAGCCAATGCCTAATATCTGTAAATAGGTAATGCCTTATTATTTTCAAAAGACTTTCCTCCTCTGAAAGGCTCAGTTCCCGATATGCAATTTGCACGTGCTGAGATAAGCTTTGCTAAACCTGTATGCATATCCAGTATTTAGGAGGCGAG